CAACAAAACCCCATCATGGGGTTACTTGCTGAACGCCTGAAACAAGCGCAACAGTTCGCCGCCAAGCCATTTGGATACCAAAACCCACCCGCTGAGATGCTGATGAATCTGTTGGGGATTCCAGCAGTTCAGCAGACAGCAGAGCGTTTGGCTTATGGTGAGCCTTTGACTACTGGTAGGGGTATGACCACAAGACCACGCCCAGAGGCTGTGGAAGCTGCTTTAACTGTGGCTCCTATGGCTGGATTATTGGGCAAAGCGACAAAAGGTCTGCCAGTTGGCGGTAGCACAAAACCTCTTGACGATATGGTTGGTTTGCTGACTCCAGCTAGAGAGTCATTTGTGCCTGGTGTTGAGGCTGGCAAAGAGATGATTGTCCATCACAATATTTCGCCACAAAAATTGGCTAATGTTGAAAAAGTTGGTGGTATGCCAGTTCCATCTATTGCGGTTTCAAATGTAGAAAACCCAATGATGAACTTTGGTGACATTTCATTGATTGGCCCCAAAGAGATGGCAATCCCATCTGCCAAGAATCCTGTTTATGGCTTTGACGCTTACACAGCTAGAACTCCAAGTATTGAATACACATTTGATACAAAATCATCAAAAAATCTAGATAATTTGTTTTCAGATGTAAAAGATTCGTTAAATAGCGGAACTATCTACAACTTGAAAGATAACTGGAAGGATAGACAGTTCAACGATGCAATGAAGGCTAAGTTCTTAAAAGAAAAAGGGATGCTTTCAGACCCAAGTGATTTTAAGGATAAATGGGACTTCTCAAGAGATATTGGCTCTAAAGTTGACCAAAACTGGAAAGAATATACGGAGTGGGTAAACGACTTTGATAAGCGTTTGCCTGATGCTGGTGTAGACATTAAAGAGAGAATCTTCAAGGGTTATACAGATTCAGGCAATCGTAAATATGCTCCTGCTACTCTAGAAAACCTTGTCAAAGAAATGAAGGGCGGCGCTGGCGCTGAAGGCTTCTTTTATGGTGTTGGAAACATCAGAGCAGTTGCTACTCCAAAGTTCAAAAACCTCAATCAAGTTAAAGCCGCCCGTGAAAGTATTGTCACGAAAGAGGATTTTGAGCCTGTTAAAAAACAGATTGATGATGCTTTCCAAGACATTAATGAGCGTTTAAGGAAGTTAGATAGTCAAGCTGGTTATGGATATGACGCACCAGATGCGCTTTACGAGATAGGCCAGACAAGGAATGTAAACCTTTTGGACAAAATCTATAAAGATGTTCCAGAGTCTCTAAAGGCTGATGTTCAGATTTTTATGAACAAAGTCAGAGAGATGCCAACAGAATACTTTGAGATTAAGCCTCAGAGAGCCGTTCAGGTTGGTGAGTTCAAGGGTGCGATTCTTCCGCAAAATGTCCCACAACAGTCTATTGACTACCTAAGAAGCCAAGGGTTGCAAGACCTTTACTATTATTCAACTCCTGAAGAACGAAAAGAGCTGTTCAAGAGATTTGGCCCTGAAATGTTCGCAACGCTTCCAGTTGGACTATTAGGCAATGAAGAAATCAGACAAAAACTTGATGAAAGTCTGTTAGGATATTAGTATTAACAAACTGACCAACGAGCCGAGAGGAATTGGTAAAAATGAAAAAAATAGAGAGCGGAAATTCCGCAAACCTAACTAATAAGGGTAGAGGAAGGCCCAAGGGCAAGCCTAATAAGGCCACAACCGAGTTTAGAGAGACCATTAGTGCTCTGCTATCCAACAACTCGGAAAATGTCGAGAAATGGCTTAAAGAGGTTGCAGACGGCGACACGACTGTTGACCGCAAGCCAGACCCTTATCGAGCATTGGACTTGATGGCAAAACTTGCAGAGTATGCGGCTCCGAAGCTATCAAGAACTGAGCTAACAGGCGCTAATGGCGGTGCTGTTCAGGTTACTGGTATTGAGATAACTTTAAAGCGACCCAATGAAGCTGGCGCTTGAACTGCCTGAAAAACTAGATTTCCTATTTTCTCCGCACAGATACAAAATTCTCTACGGTGGAAGGGGGTCGGCTAAGTCATGGAGTGTGGCTAGGGCTTTGATTGCTTTGGCTACTCAAAAGCCCATTAGGGTGCTTTGCGCTCGGGAGATTCAGAACTCAATCTCTGATTCCGTGATTACTCTCTTGAATGACCAAATCAGCGAATTAGGGTTAAGCGACTTCTTTGATGTGCAGAGAACAGCCATTTACGGGAAAAACGGTTCCGAGTTCAGTTTTGCTGGTCTAAAACACAATGTAACCTCAATTAAATCGTTTGAGGGTGTTGACATTTGTTGGGTTGAAGAAGCGCAGACAATTTCAAAAAAGTCATGGGAAACCTTAATCCCAACAATCCGTAAGCCAAACTCAGAGATTTGGATAACCATGAATCCAGAGCTAGATACGGATGAAAGCTACATTAGATTTATCAAAGACCCGCCAAGCACAGCCAAATTGTGCTCAATTAACTGGCAGGATAATCCTTGGTTCCCAGAGGTTCTAAGGGTTGAGAAAGATGCGCTAAAACAAAAAGACCCTGATGCTTACCTGAATGTCTGGGAAGGGCATACCCGCCAAATGTTAGATGGTGCGGTTTATGCCAAAGAACTAAGGCAAGCCCAAGAGGAAGAACGAATCAGGTCAATCATTGTTGATAACCTTATTGGTGTACAAGCGTTCTTTGACTTGGGTTGGGCTGACATGACGAGCATTTGGTTCGTTCAAGTGGTGGCTGGTGGAGAAATCAGGGTGATTGACTTCTATCAAAACTGCCAACAGCCGATAGATCACTATGTCCATGTAATGCAGGGCAAGGGGTATAACTACCGTGATTTGTGGCTTCCGCACGATGCCGAGCACAAAAACATGACAGGAAAATCAGTCAAGGATATTCTGACAAACATGAATTTGCCTGTAAGAATAGTGCCCAAATTGTCCATTTCTGACGGTATTAATGCTGCGAGGATGATGATGAATAGATGCTTTTTTGACAAAGACAGGTGCGCCGAGGGGCTTCAGGCTTTGAGACATTACCGATACGATGTAGACCCAACTACCAAAATGTTTAGCCAAAAACCCTTGCATGACCAACACAGCCATGCGGCTGACGCTTTCCGTTACCTGGCTGTCGGACTAGACGAATCTGGTTCTTCATGGGGTAAATCTATCAACCAACCACCGAAATGGGTAATCTGATGTATTTCTTAAAACAAGGCGACATTGCTGACGCAAAGAAAATAGCCCGAATGGAGCAAACCATTCTTGAGCTTGAAAAGCGGATTGAAATGCTTGAAAATGTGGCGAAACCGCTACAATCGGAGCAACGCCCACGGATGGGCAGACCGCCAAAGGTTAAAGATGAGCCAAGACAAACTGAAGTCGATAATCGAATCGGAGATTGATAATTCGATTGGTTTTCTAGAGACTGAGACAACTCAGCAACGCACAGACGCACTATCTTTCTATTTACGACAACCACTTGGCAACGAAGTTGAAGGTAAATCCTCAATCGTTACTGGCGAAGTGGCTGAAGCCGTAGATGGTGCGCTTCCCCCATTAGTCCGAATCTTCTCGTCAAGCGATGAGGTGGTTCGTTTCGACCCTCGTGGCCCACAAGATGAAGCTGGAGCCAAGCAAGCGACTGAATACTGTAATTGGGTATTCATGCGTGATAACGCTGGTCTCATCATCATGCACGATTGGTTTAAAGACGCTCTCCTTCAAAAGGTTGGCGTGGTTAAAGCCTATTGGGAAGATAAAGAAGATGTGACCAAAGAGAAATATCGTGACTTGTCTGATGACGAGTTAGCGATGTTGCTTTCTGATGAGACTATGGAAGTGGTCGAAAAGGAAGTGGTAGAGAATCCAGTTCTTGACCCTGCTGGCAATCCTGTTCTCGACCAGATGGGTTATCCTGTGATCTATTCGTCAAATAGCGTCACAGTCCAGAAGAAAAAGAAATCAGGCCATGTGGTTGTTGAGAATGTCCCGCCTGAAGAATTCCTTATCTCCAAGAGAGCCAAGAAAAGCCCCAAGGATGCGCCTTTCGTTGCTCACCGCCGTCTGATTACTCGTAGCGATCTAATCGCAATGGGCTTTGATAAAGACATTGTGGATGGGTTACAGGCTTCTAGTGCGCTGACTTACTCACCTGAGTACTTAGCCAGAGTTGCGCCTGGCGAGAATCCTGACGATGGCATTTCTATTGATGAGTCAATGGAGACAATCGAGGTTTTTGAGTGCTATGTCACAGCCGATATTGATGGTGATGGAATCGCTGAATTGCGTCAAGTTTTCTACGCTTCAAACGAGATTTTGAGCGATGAGGAAACTGACTACATTCCTTTCCACTCACTCTGCCCGATTCCTACTCCACACAAGTTCTTTGGCGAATCTCTTGCTGATAGAACAATGGATTTGCAGTTAATCAAGACAACTATCACTCGACAGATTCTTGACAACCTGTATCTGACGAATAACGCCCGTGTGACCGCTGTTGACGGACAAGTTAACTTAGATGACCTGTTAACTGCTACCGCTGGTGGTGTGGTTCGCATTAAGTCTCAAGGCGCTGTTCAGCAATTGGCTGTTCAACCCGTTGCGGCTCAAGCCTTCCCAATGCTTCAATATTTGGACTCAATTCAACAGAAGCGCACAGGTGTTACAGAGGCTTCACAAGGTCTTGACCCGTCTATTCTTCAGAATGTGACTGCCGCTGCTGTTGCGTCTATGCAACAGTCTGCCGCTGGCAAGATTGAGATGATTGCCCGAATCTTTGCTGAAACTGGCGTTAAGTCGCTGTTCCAAGGCATTCTCCATCTTCTCTGTAAGTACCAAGACAAACCCCGTATCGTTCGGATGCGTGGTCAATATGTCCAGTTTGACCCTCGTGAGTGGTCGAATCAATACGATGTTGATATAAATGTCGGCCTCGGTGCTGGTAACCGCCAAGAGCAAATGGCTATGTTGAACATGGTTCTTGCTAAACAAGAGCAAGTGCTTCAGACAATGGGGCCAGCTAATCCATTGGTTTCGATGGGTCAGTACCGCAATACTCTGGGTCGGATGGTGGAAGCCGCAGGATTTAAGGATTCTGCCGAGTTCTATAAATCCATCACTCCAGAGCTTGACCAACAACTCTCTAACCCACCGCCACAAGAGCCACAAATGCCGCCTGAAGTTCAGGCATACATGGCTAAGACACAAGCGGACATTCAGGCTCAACAAGCCAAGGCTCAAGCTGACATTCAGTTGGCAAGAGAAAAAGCCGCTGCCGAGATTCAGTTAATGCGTGAGAAAGAGGCCGCACGACTCCAGTTTGAGCGTGAGAAATCTGCCGCAGAACTCCAATTGAAACAAGAGGAATTCTTAGCCGAAGCCCAAATGAAAGCCATGAAGGTTGGTGCAGGGATTACTTCTAATGTAGAAATACCAGGGTAAATTATGAGCTGGCTATCCAACTTTTTTGATAAAGCAAGCAAAATTGGTGATGTAGCCAATAAGATTGGTGACCAATTTGTTGGTTACGAGGAGCCTGCGCCAGCGCAAATTACATACAACTATCGCTCTAATTTTAGTAATGCTGACGATATTAAAAGCACATACGGATTAAATGTAACTGTAAATGGTCAAACATTTGACTTTATTCCAGATTCAATTTTGTCAAAAGGTGCTGTATTTGAAGATAGGGGCGGTGTTCAGCGTCAGTATTATTTTCCTGATTTGCTCAAAGCTGAGACTCAAAAGCAAATTCAAGACAATGGGATTAGATTTGATTTAAGTTCAAATCCAGACACAAAAGGTATTCTTACTAGCATGGGGGCAACCACATCTGGTATTCTTTTGCCGCCTAATACTGTTAACCTTGGCACTCCTAGGATGTACGACATTACATCCGTTCGTGGCCCGATTCAAGGCATGGGAACTACGAGCGAAGGCCCGTCTTACATCATGCCAGCCAACGGCGCTTATGGTCGATACATTGCTCAAGATGGAAAGATTACCACCCTAACCCAAACTGGCGGTAGCAGTCTTTTGGGAGATATTTTTGGTGGTTGGGTTGATAACTTAACTGGTGCGCTTGGAATTCAAGATTTAGCCACTTCTGTTAACGACTTTTTCCAGACTGATGTAGGAAAAGCCTTAAAACTTGCTAGTTTGGCATCTAACATTTCAAATATTGTTAGCGAGGCTCCTGCCCAAGTCGCCCCAGAGTTAACTGGTTACGATGCGGCTATGGCTGATTTAGCCGCTAATGCTCATGCCTTTGCGCCTGAAGCGGCTGCTATTGTGGCTCCTGCCGTAGTTCCTGAATTAACTGGAGTTGATGCCGCTTTAGCTGACTTGGCTGCGAGTGCTCCAGCGATTGCACCAGAAATTATTGCCACTCCTGTTGCCGCAGAATTGACGGGAGTTGATGCGGCATTGGCTGATTTGGCTAACGCCACACCTGCATTTACAGGTACTGAGTTGGCGGCTCCAATTACTGCTGAGACAATTACCCAACAGATTGCCCCAGAGGTTAATTTAGGGACTGCTACGGCTGGTGATATTGCGATGGCTGTTGACCCTGTTGCCGCAAATATTGCTACAGGAATGTCAGCCGAAGCCGCTGCCGCACTAGCCGCAGAACAAGCCGCCGCAGATTTAGCCTCACAAGAAGCCGCCCGCATAGCCGCAGAAAATGCCGCAATGGATGCTGCACTTCAGGATTTGGCAAATTCAGCATCTCCAGTTTTTGCTAGTTCAGCTGCAGCCGCAGGATTAACCTTTAAGCAGGGTTTAGACGCTGTTCGGGCTGGTTTACTGATTAACGCCATAACTGGTGACCCATTGGGTCTAAATGATGTTGTCGGAAGCGGTGGTAACACATTTGCTAATCAAGGATTCGCACAAGTGCCAGTTCCAGAGGATTGGAAGTCTCCGACCTACACTTACAGCCCTGTGCAGAATGTCACTTTTGAGGACTTATTCCCTGCTGTTTCCTTACAAGGGACACAATGGCAAAATATGCCTCAAGCCCAGACATTTAACGAGATGTTTGCCTCTGGTCGACAGACCCCAATGGGTTCTCCTGTGGACATAAATCAAATTGTGGGGTCAATCCTTGGACAAAGCGCAACGAGCTAAAAACCTAATCTCCGATGAGTTTTTCATGGGAGAGATTGAGAAGCTAAAGAA